GATAGGACTTCTTTTGCTCAACAGCAGCCATGATCAGTACGGTACAGAGTAGGGTGTTGGCAAGCGACGGGTAAAGCTGGAGTTAATCGCTGCCAAGAGTTGTTTCTTGTACTCGGCATTGAAGATTTCGGCTTCACCGTAAGACTGTTCTTTGTATTTAGCCTTGTAAGCAGCGTAAAACGCTACAGGCGACGTATAGGGTTCTAAGATGGGTTCAGTCTGTGAGTCAGAAGTCAACGGCACCGGCAAAACGATGGTGTCGAACTCCATGACGTAAACCTGGTCAGGAACTGGCCCTAAATAGATCGTGCTTTGTGCATAGCGCGTAAAAGCAATGGGCCTGCCCGTGTAATTCTGCCAAAACCGCAACTCAGCGTTAAATTGCGTCCATGACATGTAGCGTAAGGGGATTCGCGTGTTTCCCCAGTACAAGTTAACGTTTAAGACATCAAGAATCTGCTCGGCATAGGTTGGCAGCGTTAATGACGTAATGTCAAAAGTTTCAACCGAGGTGGTGGTGTTACCTGTAAGGATTGCTCGCAAACAACCCGTATCTCGAACTACTCGGTGCCTTGCACCATTGATGTAGTCAGTAAGCTCTGTGTCAGACCAGAAATTACCAGCCGCATCATGCAGGAGTCTTCTAACCTCTGCGATATAGCCCGAATAGGTTGCCATTTACGCCTCATTAGCAGGAGGTTGGACTTTGGCCGCACCCCGACCGCGAAGAGGGGGCGCGGCTACTCGATCCACCACGAGGGCTGACAAGTGGTCGGATTTGATTGGCGCGTCTGTGAATACAAACTCTTTGAGCTTGCCCATGGCTTTCTCATAGTCTGTATTCATTTTCATCCAGCCAAGACGCACCACGTAAGGAATTTTGTTGTCATCGCCGTAGCCAAAAATATGACGGGCAACAACAGGTTCCACTGGAACACTTTTGTTAGGCGCAAATTCAATACGCTGATCGACGTATTTGCCGACCAGCGTATCGCTGCCTTTGTTAGTCACAAAGATCATGCTTCTAAAATATCCCCGTAGACATAAACATCTGCCGTTGCTGCTGCACCTTGTGCCGTAGTAAGCGACAAGTATAAGTTGGGAATACTACTTTTAACCGTTGTACTTGCACTGCCTGTTGTACTAAGGGTCAGGTCAAGGAACAACGTCGAAGCGGAAAGCGAAGAATATGCTTGGGAAGAAGCAACCACCGCTGTACCACCTTTGGAGGCAGCGGTATAAACGCCGCCTGCCGCAGTGGTCAATGAGATGGAAGCATTCGTTACAACAATCCGACGAAGAATAAACTTCGAGGGATTGCTGAACATCACAATGCGCTGATCATCCGTGCTATTCATATTCGCACTGATCAGCTTCCCAAGCAGGATACCTCCGAACTGCTGCGGTAACAGATTACCGACTTTGTTGGCATCCATGCTTTACCTCGCTTAGGTGTTGTAAGTGCCAGTTGCTGCCTGACCACCATTGACGGTCATCAGGGTCACGGTCGCTTCAGTGCTGCTGTTATTGAACCGGACGTTAATACCATCCGAGAACAACGAACCGCCGGTGTTAGCAGCGATCAGCGTCACCCAAGAAGAACCGTTGTATACCTGAACGCTTACGTTAGCGGTGGGAATCAACAAGTACATACCGACCGGAACAAGCGTCGTTGTACTTGCAGCCGCCGTAACGGTTACTGCGTCAAGATAAGCACCTGCGGTGTCGGCGTTAGCCGAGCTAGAGGCAAGGATGAGTTTCGTTAGTGCCAATGCCATGATCGACTCCTTACAGCGTGAGGGAGTTGAGGCCAGTCACCTTGGTCATGCTCTTGGGCTTGGTGCTCACCATTTCTGCAATGGTCAACACAGCGCCAACATAACCAATCTGCCAGTTTGGCAGGGTGGACTCAAAGCCCGTAAAGGCAAACTCGGCCTGATCGTGAATGTACATGCTGAGATAGTTCGTATTCAGCAGATACAACTCACCTTCCGTGCAATACGGATCAGGATAAATCGGCACACCGGCAACCATCAATGCGCGAAAGCCAGAGGTTGGCCCTTCTTCGCCGCTTGCAAAGTTGCTACCAGGCGTGATCATGTAGGTTTCTTGGCCCACAAAATCTTGTGCCAACAGCGTCCAAGTACCAAAGCCGCAAACACCAAAGGTCGGAACCTCTGCGCCATTCTTCACCGTTCCAGAGATGTACTGGAGGATGTTTTGACGAGTGGGGTTAACCGAACCAGCAGCGTACTCTTTCGATGCCCACCATGAGTAGGTCGAACGAGACAAGCCACCATAGCTACCAGCCGAATCAACAGCAATGGGCAAGCCCGTAAACTGTTGTGCATTGCTGGTATTGGTGTACAGCGCTGTTGCCATGGCATCCATCATGACGTTGGTCGCATCGTTCATGCGAGCCTCAATCAAAGGAATCACAGCATAGTCTTGCTGAACCGCACCTTCCATACCGAGGAATGGAACAGGCGCAATCATGAGCTTAAGGTTGAACTCAGCGTTGTAAGCACCTTGCATGACGCTAGGCTGTGCAAACGAGCCGCTGTAATCCGACCACTGTGCGTTAACAAACTGGGAACCTTGTACGGGCACAGTTACCGATGACACACCGCCAGAAGCAGTCTGTGAATTGGCAAGCAATGCTGCAAGCAAAGGCGTGGAGTTATAAAGCTGGACAACCAGTTTAGGAATGAACGCTCTACGGGTGACGTAGGTCAGCTCATTGTACTGACTGGTGCCGCTTGCTGGGATAATACCGCCACCAATAGGCATGATGTATTCCTTTTAAGCTAATTAACGAAGGCCAATGGGACGAGACTGGTTACCCTGTCTCAGTTCATTGAGTGCATTTGCCGCTGCCTCTCTTGCCGCTGCTGCTGGATTCTTCAAATACTTCTGAAAGTCATTGACCTTAGAAGTAATCGGCTGATTGCTATAAGCCGGTGTTGGCTTGTCCGCTTGCTTCATCCAGTTGTAATACTCAGCAGCCGACTCATGATTACTGATGCCCTTTTCAATCATCAATTTCTCGATGGCCTTGACATCATCATCTGATTCGGCAAGACGCTTTTCCTTGAGCGTATTTCTACGTTTCTCTAGCTCATTGCGAGCATCCTTTTCTTTCAATCGTGCCTCTAATTCGGCAATCTTTTGCTGTTGCGCAGCAATTGCAGAATTAGTGCGCTCTTCGATCTCAAGTTCAGGAACAGGAAGATCAGGGTGCGCTTGCTTTGTCAGCTTCAGAAACTCCTTTCGGGTTTTCGGATTCTCAGCCAAGGCTTTCGCCAAGGCGGCAAGTTCATCCCTTGCGTCAGGGGTAAGGTTTTCAAGCGACATAGTTTTCAGCCCTCAACTTCAATTAAATGACACGCTTGGTGTCACCAGGTTTGCTAAGCGTCATACGGTTTTTGGAAACCTTTGACGAACCCGACAGACCGCCAAACGGCTCATAGCGGGGTGGGTTATAAATCTGACCATTCTGCTGTTGATTATCGGTAGGCCGACGAATCGTTCCAGCTTTAGGCTTAAACAGTTCCATACGTTTCTCCTAAATAGGAAGGGGTGGGTTTTGAGTCCCAGGGGTTGGTGCCGCAGCCATCGCTCGCATCTCAGCCGACGCGCCTCCAGCCTGGGGCAGGGTTTGGATCATTTGCAAGATTTCAGCAGGCACTAACTCTTTGGCTTTGTAATCCATCTCGCCAAAAGCAGAACCTAGCTTGCCAATTGCCTCTTTAACCGCCTTTTGTTCTGGCGATCCATCAGGAAACTTTTGCATGGCACCCATGAGCATCCCCATGCCAAGCTGCACATCAATGCGGCCTTGCATCTCTTCGCCTTTCTTAGGCTCTGGGGTAGACATGGGAGATGACATGGGAGGCGAGGAAGCGCCAGAAAGGGCAGGCTTCTTCTCCATACCCTCTTCACCTTCGGTGCCTTCTTCTTCAACCTCAATTTCCATCGAGGCTTTACCGTCTTTGGCACCGCCACGAATGAGTTTCATCAGTTCTTCAGCGCTCACAGCCATAATAAATCCTTTCAGCGCGGTTTATACCACTTAACGACCGTCTGTCAAGCGATTAACGGCGTGATGGGCGAGCATAACGTAACATTTTGCGTTGCATCATGAGAATCGACCTCCGGCGCGTTGATAACCCGTGCGATTCATCGTTGCACGGCCATAATTGAGTTGCGGGGTGCGATAAATCTGTTTTAACTCAGTTCTATCGACCTTTGGCTGGTCATTTTGGTAAGAAAAGCGGTCAGTACCGCCTCTTGTACCGCCTGTACCGCCATTTATGTTGGAATTACCGTTTGTCAGCATAAAAACTCCTATTGAGCAGGGGGTGCTGCGCCTTCCGGCGTAGGTTGCTGCTGTTTTTGCATTTCTTGCGCTGCTTCATTCATTTGCTGCATCTTTCGGAGGTCTTCCTTAAGCAATTGCTTCATAGGAGGCTCCAAAATGTCAATCAAACGTTCTTTCGTGATCGCACCACGGTCTGCAAGCGCAAAAGCAAGGCTTCGCAGGTCTTCGGTGAAGATGGGAGAGTTGCTATGTGCGTCTACTTTGACCACAAAGTCCTTGGTAAACTGGTCTGCAATGAACTTATTACCCGTATCGTCAGTATAAATACGGTCAGAATAGGTTTGCATCGCTTTTAAGTAGAGCGTTGCCATCTTTTCTAACGAATCTTCAATGATTAACGCCCGTTTTTTGGCCCTTGAAGAGCCTAAACGGGCTAATTGCGACGCATGACCCGCACTTCTAACGCCTGATTCACCTCGGCCTTGCAACACATTCACAATTCCTGAGGCTTCTTCAAACATTTGATCGATTTCTGCGATCTCACGGAACAAATCATTGGGTATCGACGGTGCTAATTGCTCTACTTTGGCATTAGGCATATCCGTAGACAGCAAACCACCCACGCGATTAAGCGCAAAGTTCTTCTCATCGAGCAAACCTGTAAAGCCAATCAAAGCTGTCGGTGGCGTAACTTGCTTAGAAAGCAGGTCAAGTATCTCTGTCATGCGTTTATTACGCATGTCTTGCAAGAAAACAAGCCTTGCAACCTCAGAAATACCCCAGTAGTAGTCATATTGCGGGGTTGGGCAGAGCTGAATAAAGGGCAACTCACCCTTTAAGAACATACTCTCACCTGGCCTGTCATAGATGATGACATTCGGGTCGGCAATCGTGACGCACTGGTAGTCATCAGTGTCATCGTTCCACACCCATAACTCAGTCATCTTGATCGTATCTTCAGCCACCCGTGCCTTGTACTGCTGCATACCAGCAATATTGAGGTTCACATTACCGTACATCGTGGGGTCAGTGGCCGACAAGATCAGACGCTGGATGCCATCAGGCACTTGATTCTGCTGGCTTTGTCCTAACTGCAAACGAGCAAGCAGTGCATCACGGTTAGGGTGTGAATAAAGCCTTGCATATAACTCAGAGCGTGTGATGTAGTAAATCTGAATCAACGCTTCTTGGCGATCTGTGTAAGGCGTATCTTCTCGATACACACCAATACAGCGTGGATCAACCATGTAGGGGTGCAAGCCATTCTTCTGAATGAGCTTAATAAACGTAGAGTTGTAGCAAAGCGCCCAGTTCAGAGCTTGTGCAAATACCTGATCAGCATTGGAGTTCAACCAGTCATCATTCAATGCGCCAGTCAGCGCAGGAATCTTGGTTTGCTCATGCGCATTCACGGAAGCGCCAAGCGAGATCGTAAAGCGCGTGGTTTCTGCTGAGTAGAGGAAACTCGATAACTGATCGATGTGCGGGTAAATCTTGTTGTAGTAAGCCGGTGGGGCATCAAGCCCCGCACCGAAAAGATAGTAAGACCTTAATGAATCGTAAGTACCTGTACGTTCCTGGATGCTAACGGAGCATTTATCAACCAGGTCGTTGTAGAAATACTCACGTTGAACAGGATCGTCAGGGATTCTCATGTCGGTAACTTCAAGTTTTCATGGTCTCGCATCACCACCGAGGGTTGCGGCTTGCGCAATGCTATACCACTTTCCTTCACTGCTGACAAGCCTCCCACGGTTTCACCTTTAATGGAATTGAGATTGTAGTTGCCTATTTGTGACGGATTACCCCATTGCACAGCAAATGGGTTTTGCGGTTGCGCAGCCTGTTTGTTGTTCAGCAAAGCATTGCTTTGATGATCACC